TCACTTGAAGTGATGTTTGGGAATCAGTTGGATTCCATTGATTCAGCAATGCGGGAAATTTACACAAGCGGGTATTATCACACCGCCTTTGAAATACAGAAGGGTGTGGGTGTCGGTTGGGACTTTTCCACACTGGATGACAAGCAGATTTCTAAGGTCATCAACAAACCTTGGGCTGCTGACGGTAAGAACTTTTCACAAAGGATTTGGGGCAACCGTCAAAAGTTGGTCAATGAACTGAACACTGAACTGACCCGCAATATTATCTTAGGGCAAGACCCGCAGAAAGCAATAGATGCGATTGCCCGGAAGATGAACACATCAAAGTCAAATGCCGGGCGGTTAGTTATGACGGAAGAAGCCTTTTTCAGTTCCGCAGCACAAAAGGACTGTTTCACTGAACTTGACGTTGAACAGTTTGAAGTGTTGGCAACATTGGATTCACATACTTCTGATATTTGTCAGGATATGGACGGTAAACACTTTCCTATGTCACAATGGGAAGTTGGAACAACCGCACCGCCTTTTCACGTGCGTTGCAGAAGTACCACAATACCGTACTTTGATGATGACTTTGGTGCGATTGGTGAACGTGCTGCAAGGGGTGCAGACGGTAAAACGTACTTTGTTCCGGCAAATATGACCTATAAGGAATGGGAAAAGTCCTTCTTGACAGGTGATGATAAGTCAGGATTGCAAGAAATCCCAGCTGATGATACAATTAAGGTGGAAGAAGTAAAGGTTGAAGAAGTTCAAACACCTGAACCGATTGTTGAACCCATTGAATACAAAGAACCTGTTCATGCTGATTATGTCAGATTGTTGCATGGGTCACAAAAGGCGGTTTCCCTTGATGATAGGATGCAGATTGCTAAACATGAAAAACCTGACGGTTCACAAAATGGTGGATATGTGGCAACCACAAATTACAGTACAATCAATTCCAACATGAGAAATGACGGTTATTCAGGTAACCAGTTAGATGATGACGATAGGAAAACCATTGAATCATTGCGTACTGCAATATCTGCTTATGAACTGGATGATGATTTCATTATGACAAGGTATGTCAATGCTGATTATCTAACAGAAGTATTTGGTATTACTGGTGCATACAATAAGCGGGATATACCGTCAAGATTGGCAAATTCTTTTGTCAATGTGGCAAATCCTTATGTTGTAAAAACGGAAATACCAAGAATTACGGAAGAACTGCAAGCACTTATTGGTGAATGTATCACTGAAAAAGCCTTTATTTCAACCAGTGTGATACCGACAAAGAATATTATGAAAGATAAAGCGGTGTTGTTCAGGATTCAAGCAAAGAAGGGAACACACTGTTATCTTCCTGTAAACAGGAAAGAATCTGAATGTATCTTTGCCGATAACTCAAAGTTATATATTCGTGATGTTCAGTGGGATGACCAGTCAAGAAAATGGGTCATTACTGCTGAAATAGAATAGGCGGTGATAGAATGGATGATTACAAAGGTATTGAACTTGCATATATACCGCAGTGTGCGGTGTGTAAATGTGTAAAGGGTAAAGGGTGCAAGGCATTTGATACTGATACACGTGATGCAAAGTATTATGATAGTCAACATGAAGATTTTTCAAGGTGTGATAAGTTTGAATTGAATGAATCCGCACCAAAGGTTGAGAGGTTCAAAGAGTTATCAAAGGGATATAATTGGAAGTAGAAAAGCACGGTCATTTGACGGTGCTTTTTTCATACCCTAAGAAATACCCATTGACCTGATTTTAATGGTTATATGGTGATTATATGAGTTTTCAAGTATATTCAGGAAGGTGGTGAACAACATGATGAATTTTGGTGCAGCATTGGAAGCCCTGAAAGCGGGTCAGAAGGTCGCAAGAAAGGGTTGGAACGGTCAGGGACAGTTCTTATTTCTTGTCAAAGGTAACACACTGGAATATTCCGTTGATGCGGATATGACCTGTTTACTTGATAAGGAACTGGTACACCCTGATGTTATTGCTATCAAGACAACTGCTGATATGATTCAGGTGGGTTGGTTAGCAAGTCAGACAGATATGCTTTCAGAAGATTGGTATATCGTAGAGTAGTGAAAAGACACCCTTCCGGGTGTTTTTATTTTGCGGGTTGTCAAGCGTATAACCGAACAAACCAAACAATCATGTGTGAGTGAACACGTACAAAAACGTAATTGAAAGTGAGGAAAAAAGAAATGACAAGAAAAGAATTAGAGGATTTAGGACTTTCCAAGGAACAGGCTGATGCAGTTATCAAAATCAATGGTGCGGATATTGAAAATGCAAAATCTGCATCCGCTGCTGAAATTAAGAACTTACAGACAGAGGTGTCCGGGTTAAAGACACAGGTTTCTGATAGAGATAAGCAGCTTGAAACGTTAAAGGCAACTGCCGGGGACAATGAAGCACTGAAAACACAGATTGCTGATTTACAGGCAGAGAATACCAAGACCAAAGAAGCCCATGAATCCGAAATGACCCAGTTGAAGATTGATTTTGCAGTTGAAAAGGCATTGACCGGGGCAAACGCAAAGAACGTGAAAGCGGTCAAGGCACTGTTAGACCTTACGGATGCCAAACTTGACAAGGAAGGTAGTGTTAAGGGGTTACAGGAACAGATTGATAAGTTGATTGCGGATGAAGGAACTAAGTTCCTTTTTGATGTTCAGCAGACAAATCAGAATCAGCAGCAGTTCAAGGGATTTCAGCCGGGTGCATCCAGTGAACAACCGGGTGCGGGGTCAGAAGTGGATTTTTCCAAGATGACCTATGAACAGTTGACTGCATATATGGAAGCAAATCCTAATGCACAAATCTAACAAGAAAATTGAAAGGTAGGTAATTGAAAATGGCAAAATTTGATGCTAAGAGTTTCAATGAAAGAGCATTTGGTAAGTACATGAGTGCTGTTCCAAATACCAAATTGAACAAGTTACGTGAATCTAAGGCAATCGTAGGTGATGCAAGATTACGTGAAACTTTTGTGAATAATTCGCAGACAGGTAGTGTGTACGCAATCCTTCCTTACTTTGGACTGCTTGGCGGTACTGCACAGAACTATGACGGTGTTTCCAACTTAACACCGGGAAAAACTGACACCTTTGAACAGGGTGTTTTCACTTATGGTCGAATGAACGGTTGGACGGAAGCAGATTTCAGTTATGATGTAACTGGTGGTACTGACTTCATGGCAAACGTAAGAGAGCAGATTAACGAATACTGGAACGGTGTTGACCAGGATGTAATTCTTGCAATCCTTGAAGGTATTTTTGGTATGGCTGCAACTGGTACAGGTGCAATCAAGACTGCTAACGCAGAATTTGTTGACAAGCACACACATGATATTTCTGCAAATGCAGAAGGTGGTAACATGGATGCAACTACCCTGAACACTGCAATTCAGAAGGCTTGTGGTGATAACAAGGGTAAGTTTAAGTTGGTTTACTGCCACAGTGCGGTTGCAACTAACCTTGAAAACCTGAAACTGCTTGCGTACTTAAAGTACACAGATGCACAGGGTATTGAACGTGACCTTGAAATGGGTACTTGGAACGGTAGACTTGTCATCATTGATGACAGTATGCCAACAGTAAACGTTGAAGCAACTGATGATGCCGCAGCATACACCAAGTATACCACATACGTTCTTGGTGAAGGTGCGATTGGTTTTGAACCTGTTGGTGCAAAAGTACCTTACGAAATGGTTCGTGATGCGAAGTTACACGGTGGTGAAGATACCCTTATTTCCCGTAAGAGAAACGCAGTGTCCGTTGCGGGTGTTTCTTACTTGAAAGCAAGTCAGGCAACAAATTCCCCTACTGATGCAGAACTTGCAAACGGTAAGAACTGGTCACTTGTAAGCAGTGAGAACAAGACCATTGCACACAAGGCAGTTCCGATTGCAAGAATCATTTCCAGAGGTTAAGCCGGGAAAGGGTCAGGTGGTTCAATATGTTCAGTGTTGATACAGTAAAAGAACGGTTGAAGTCATTTGGGTATGAGGTCAAGGAAGGTGATGAATTTTCCTTGACCTTTTGCGTTGATAAAGTACGCAATACTATCAAGAATGACACCAACCAGTCAGAAGTGCCGGAAGGGTTGGAACACATTGCGGTTGATATGACCGTGGGTGAATTTCTTCTTGCCAAGAAAACCTTTGCACCTGATGACCTTGCGAACTTTGATTTGACCTATGCAGTAAAGCAGATTCAGACCGGGGACACAAACACAGTCTTTGCGACTGGTGACAGTTCCCTGACCCCGGAACAAAGGCTGACCACCTTCATCAATTACCTTTTATCTTATGGAAGGGCTGAATTTTCAGCATACAGAAGATTGAAATGGTAAAAGCGGTACAGGCTGCAAGGATTGCAGCAAGAAAGGCTATTGAAAGCACCTATGACGGTGTGGCGGTAGTCACAGAGTATCAGAAGGTAAAGGATGAGGTCACAAAACTGGTAAACGGTCAGGCGGTGGTTGTTTTAGAAAATCAACCTTGCCGGGTATCGTTTGAAGGTCTGCAAGCGGTCAATCAGACGGAATCAGCAGCATCAGTCACACAGACCACAAAACTGTTCATATCACCTGACATTGTTATCAAGCCGGGTTCAAAAATCACAGTGACACAGGCGGGAAGAACTGCTGATTATACTTACAGTAGTGTTCCGGCAGTGTATGACACGCATCAGGAAATCATTCTTGACCTGTTCACTGACTGGACGTAAATGGGACGGTTTGGAAGTTTTAACATCAGGGGATTGCAAGAATTTCAGAAGGAACTGAACAAACTGCAAGACCCTGATAAATCTGTGGAATCGTGTGCAAAGGAACTTGCTGCAAGGTTACTTGCAAAGGTAATAAAAAGAACCCCAGTGGGTGAATACCCTAACGGTTCAGGCAAGTCCGGGGGAACATTAAGAAGGGGTTGGACTGGTCAGAAAAGAGCATCCGCACAGAATTATGCGGAATCCCTGACAGTTCACCACTTTGGTGACACATACGTCATTGAAATTGTAAACCCGGTGGAATACGCATCTTATGTTGAATACGGTCACAGAACCGCAAATCACAAGGGGTGGGTCAAGGGTCAGTTTATGATGACCATTTCCGAACAGGAACTTGAAACCATTGCCCCAAAGGTGCTTGAAGCAAAGATTAAGAAGTATTTGAAGGGGTGCATGAAATAATGATAAATACAATAATTCAGACGGTCAGCATCACTTTAGATGCGGAATTTACAGAAAAGCAGTATGAAATGCACATGGAAGAAGTGAAACAGGACTTAGTTGAACCCTGTTTTTTTATTGCGTGTTTGAACCCAACCACTGAACTTTTCCTTGGAAAGCGGTATTTCAGACAAAACAAGTTTGTCATTCAGTATTTCCCTGAATCAAAAGAGAATTTACAGAATGAATGTAATGCGGTTGCTGAAAGAATGACGTGGTGTTTAGAGTATATCACCATACCGGGTGAAACCAAACCTATCCGTGGTACAAAGATGAATTATGAAATCATTGACGGTGTTCTGAACTTCTTTGTGAACTATGATTGTTTTGTTTACAGGGTGGAACAGAATGAAGTTATGGAAACCTTGGAATCAAACACCACAGTAAACTGAAAGGAAGGTGAAGAAGTTGGCAGCTAAGAAGAACAAAGCAGAAGTACAGAGTTCAGCAAAGGTTGAACAGAAGTTCAGCAAAGTACAGATTCTTGCATCTGCACAGTATGCAAACAGAAGGGATTTGGTGGATGCCCTTCTTGATGACAACAAAAAGTACACCAAAGCAGAAGTTGACCAGTTGGTTGACAAATTTATGAAAGGACAGGTGAAATAAAATGGCATTAGGTGGCGGTAGTTTTACTACACAAAACAAAGAATTACCGGGTGCGTATATCAACTTTGTATCTGCTGCATCCGCATCTGCAACCTTGTCTGCAAGAGGTATTGCAACAATGCCCCTTGAACTTGACTGGGGTGTAGAAGGTGAAGTTTTTGAAATCACTAATGAAGATTTTCAGAAACGCAGTCAGAAGATTTTGGGTTATGCTTATGACCATGCTAAACTGAAAGGTTTGCGTGATTTGTTCATTGGTGCAAAGACCCTTTACGCATACCGTTTGAATGGTGGCGGTGCAAAGGCTGCAAATACTTTTGCGGAAGCACGTTACAGTGGTATTCGTGGTAATGACATTAAGATTGTGATTCAGGCAAATGCTGATGATGAAGCAAAATTTGATGTTATCACTTACCTTGGTACAGTAGCGGTTGACACACAGACCGTTGCAAAAGCAGCAGACCTTGTTGCAAATGATTATGTTGTGTTCAAGGCTGATGCAGTTCTTGCAGTAACCGCAGCAACACCACTAAATCATTTGCAACAA